ACCATTCGTTTTCATTATCATAATCTTTAATGTATCTGCAGTAAACAGTTTTATACCCTGTTTTCTTTTCAATACCGTATTCACTACCAAGTAAATTAACTGAATCAGAATCAATTAAATGATACTCTAAATTAATAATTTCAACAACATTTCCTTCAACATCTCTTTGAACAACGAATTGATCTAAGCGTTGAATTCTAAATGTAAAATTATCTTCCATTAAGAAGAGAACATCTCCAACAATTACAGCATGCTGCAAAGCTTGGTAAATAGTTTCTCTTAAGTTTGTTCCATTCAGTTTATTAAACACCTGATAAGAAAGAGTTTCTAAATAACTTTCTATTTCAGGCGTTGCTTCTACGCCAGACTTCAGAGCAAATTTAAAGAACGGAGTATCATTGAGCGGGAGCAGAGCGCTTAGTATGCGGCTGCTCATAGCTGTGACACCTTTGGCTGCAACAGACGAATATGGCTGTGGCAATGTCTGCTCTTCGTTCCATCCCTCAGGTGGTAACACTGAAGGGACGGTGAGACTGGCGCAGACTCTTGCACGGTTTAGTTTAGCTTGTCTACCACTGTGTAGAATTCTAAACCTATCAGCAATTGTCTGTTCCATAAGTTACTCCTTATTCTGGTCGTTCATCTAAACCTTGATATAGCGAATTATAAAAGTCAAAAGCATCTTCATCTTCACCCTCTCCACCATCTTCTTGTTCTGCGCCGCTAGTTTGTGCGGCAGCTTCTTGTTGAAGCTTGCTTTCAGCTTCTTCTACAGATTCAATCCTAGCTTTTTCAGCATCAGCTGCTTTTTGGGCTTCTTGTCTTGCTCGTTCTTCTTGTTTTCTTAGTTGCTCTTCATAAAAAGTGCGCTGTTCTTTTTCTTTTCTGTCATTATATTCGCGTTGCTCTTGAAGCATTGTCCGATACTCGGATTGTGTCATACCGCCACTAATTGAAGGTGATCCACCCATGACTTACCTCTCTTTCTGTTGTTGTTTTAGAATTAGTTTAAGCTTCTCTACTACAGATATTTGTCCAGCTCTATAGGCAGAAGCTCTGACAAATGCATCTACAGATAAATCAGGATCGTACTCAAAAGGTTGGTAAATTTTTTCAAGCTTCTCTATCAACTCGGGGTCTATTCTTGGAAACTCTTTCGATGTCATTTACTTTGTCCTTTAGTTTCTTGAGTTCTTCCTGCATTATTTCAGTTTTCTTAAACACCTCAGTAAAGACTAGGGCTAGCTCTGCGTTAGACAGAGCAGCCCCAATCTTAATCTTTGTAATAATAGTATTTAACATTGTATCCATCGTGTTCTCCTTATACTAATTCACAACCATTGGCAGTACATGCCATTGAGTGTGATGACTTAGTTGTATCTTCTTTTTCATATTGTGATAGCTTGCTGAAATTAAAGTCAAGCTTGGGATGTAGGTTGTATGTTCTTACATCAATTTCTTCAAACGGAGCCTGAGCATAGATGTGGTCAGACTTAGGTAAGAAGGCGATGCCAGAGATAGAATCAAAGTTATCCCAAACCCATTGACCTACGCTAATGAATTCATCATCAGAGTAGTTAACAGTAATGCTAGGTTTGTGATTGCAGTAATGATCCTGATAGGCTTTCCAGAGTTTAAGATGCTCAAGAGCTGTAAGATCTTTCTGTGTAAGAGATCCTTGTGGGGCTTTCTGAGCAAAGGTAAACACGGCAGTACTATCTGGATTCATTACGCAATCCTCCACATGAAGGCCACTAGATTCCATTAGATGGTATAGGGGATCCTTCTTATCAATACGCACTCTTCTAAAATAGAAATCAGCGTACCGTGGGTGAAGACCACTAGAAGCATCAGCCAAACAAGAGGTTGTTCCTTCTGGCTTAATACATGTAATTGATTTGCTAGGAGAAATGTTAAGCATATCGGCCCATTTAAGGTTGGTAATAGTTGCGAGATCCCGCAGTTTTTCCAACGCATGAGCTAGCTTTGCATACCCCAACTGACCACTGGTTAGTTTGTTATCAAAGATACCAGTCATCGAAACACCGAGCAATCTTTCTTCTTCTGAATTTTTAGCAAAATCATAAGAGAGATAAGGGAAGTGGGTAAACATGCTTTGAATTGTACCAATGATAGTGGCTTGCTCAATCTTACGCTCTAGATCCATAAGTGTATCTGTGGCTTTAACAACAATAGTAGACAGGTTACAAAACTGATTAGGTTTGAGAATAATCTCAGAGCATGGGTTAGTTCCATAGTCTGCCTGTTCTCTACCAGACTTTTTGGCAATAGCGTTCATGGCTTCACGGTTGCAAATGCCGCGCTCTCCTGAGTGGGAGTTATACAATGAAGTCCATTCTTCTAGGAACTGGCCTAGGGATGGCTTGCATGTATAGATGGCTGAGTTGTTGGCAAGAGCGCGGTGGCCTGAGGTTTCCCACCAAGCACCACTCTTGCAAGTAGCCATCTCTCTATCCGAAAGATCACTGAGTGAGATCATTGCTGAGCGGCGTACACCACCTACAATAACCGACTGAGCAATCTTGCAGCAGATATCGTGACACTCTAGGGCAGTTAGCCTACGGCCTTGAGCCTTGTAGAATGTTTGGACTACAAACCGCATGACTTCTTCTAGGGGAGCGGGACCGCTAGCACGACCGCCAAAGGTCTTTAGACGGGTTCCCGAAGGGCGTATCATACTGATGTCCCACTTGGGGTGGATGCCTTCATAAAGGCTCTGCATGAGGTTCTTAAGTGCGTCACACCAACCTTCACGCGAGTCTTCAACTACAAAGATTGAATTAAAATCCTTTGTGATATTCTTGGGAACAACGGGTAGCTGCTCTACACAGCGCCGTTCCACACTGTAGCCTACACCCGTACCACACATGAGAATATACATAAGCTCAGCAAACGACTTATGGCTTGTAATCTCAAGATAGCTGCAGTTGTATAGAGCAGTGTGATCCCGATCCAAAGCTGGGCCTGCGGTCATTAAACCACGCATGCTTGGAAGGACTTCTAGATTTAGAATAGCATCACGGATATCTGGCCGTGTAGCTAGCTGTGGAGTTTTGTTAACAAAGTAATTCCACCAGCGATCCACAGTTTCATCCCAAGTTTCCCGGCGATTAAGCTCGGGAATCCAGCGGGAATATCTTGATATAGCAATAAACTTCTGAAATGTATTCATCTTACTCTCCTGTTGAACCAAAACCACCAGTACCTCGGGCGGTGTTATCAAGCGAATCTACACGGACAATCTTGGGTTGAACAACTGGCATAATTAGCAGCTGAGCAATCCGATCCCCTGCCATTATTTTAACAGGATAAGTATTGGTGTTAGTTAGCAGTGCCATAATTTCTCCACGGTAGTCAGCGTCGATGACACCAACCGCGTTAGAAACAGAGATACCCTTAGCGCCCATGCTAGAACGCCCAATTAATAGACCAACATGGCCCTTGGGGATAGCGATATAAAGACCTAGGGGAACCTTAGTTCGCTCATGTGGTTGCATTACAAAGTCCTTACATGCCTTGACATCCATCCCTGCTGAATCTGGGGTAGCGTAAAACGGGGCATAGTCCCCCACATAGTTCAGGGTAGATTCTACATAGTTAAAGCTATGGGCTGTAAGGGTTGTAGGATTATTAAAAGTATTAGAATTACAATCGTAGGTATTATTCATTAGTGTTCTCCTTGGTTTATGTATCAGTAGCTCCAACTATCAGTAAGCATACACAGAGATAGTTGAATCTTGTTTATTATATTCCCCATTCCGTAGGATTCTAACGCAAATAGCCTGCGATAAAGCGTAGTCTAGCGTATATTTATTACCGTCCTTGTCAGTTTTCTGCTCATAAGTAGCTAAAACTAGGGGCTTCCAGTTCTGTGGTGGAGTGCTGTCCAGTAGGGCAGCGGCTTTCTTTGGCCCCAGTTTCCATACACCGGGTACATTATCGGTAGAATCCCCGGTCAACCACTGGGTATAGAAGTTACGGTCAGCCGTTAGTTCGTCTACTAGGGTAGGCTCTAGTTCCTTGTCGGGGTTCCAATGCCAGCCCGGTACAGTCCGTAGATCCTTGTCTATGGTTACGGCTATAGCCTTGCCCCCGGAAACCATCATACCCATTAGATCGTCCGCCTCAAGCCTTGGGACGGTGATAGGTATTCCAAGGGTACGGAGGTATTCCTCGGCCTCTGGGAGGGCTTCTGGCGTATGCTTCTTGACATCCCGGTGGGCCTTGTACTCAGGCCAGTAGTCCCTACGAAAGTTATCAGACCGTGAGCAAGACAAAGCAATGTATACCTTTTCTACCCCCGGCGGTGTCCACAAAGTAATGTCATGGTTTAGACGCTCTTCCAGATAATCAATGCCTTCTGTTTCTACAAAGAAGGCAGCTCTATAAGCAAGGATATCCCCATCTAGTACAGCAATCTTAGGTCGTTCCATCTTCTTCCTCCTCTGGAAACATCTTAGTTAGTTCATCCAACACCTGTTCTTCTAGGCGTTCAATACACACGGGTCTGTCGTATCTGGTAGCAAGACAAAGCTCACACTCACATAGTGGCTCAAGCATCTTGTTATACATACAGTCAACTATAATAGGAAAGTTATCCTTGATCTTGGTTGCCAGTGCTTTTTCAGTACCAGTGTTTCTAATAATGAAATCATACATGGTAACATAATCCTTATCAGCTTCTTCTGACTTATTAGCCATCTCTTCTGATTCGTGGTTACGCCACTCAGCATCTTGCTCAATAATCTGACGGTTGCCGTGAGTAATAAGAATACGGAAAGCATTAAACCGTGGTGCTAGATTAATTTCGTTTAGGTATCTGCAGTCATCTGCAATGATAACACGCTCAGGTACATCGTCGTTTTCTTCTTGCTGAATCTTGTAAGCTGATTCAATGAACTTGCTTACCCAGTAATCGGGGTTTTCACGACGGCGATCTGAGCCAAGCTTCTGACATAGCTTACGATATTCTTCTGGTTGTTTTTCTTTTGTAATACCCATAGTTTCAACTTCAGACTTAAGGGCTGCAGCAAACGGAAGCATTACTGGTTTATACCCAGCCTTGTAGAATAGCTCAGCAAACAGCTTGGCCGCTGTTGTCTTGCCCACTCTTGCTTTTCCTGACAATAGTAGCATTAGCATTAGTTACCTCCTTTAGTAACAGATGTGGTTCAATAATATTCATAGGAATAGAATATCCGTTATCCCTCAGGATATCAGCGGTAACTTTTCCACAAGTATGGGGTACAGGTTTATTAAAGTAGCGCCCAATCAAATGCCAAAACACACAGCTCTTGATTGTTTCAGTGCGCCAAATAGTTGTATCTAATAGAGGGGAATCTTTATTAATTAACACAGTCTGGATAAACACTGGGTTGCCATACTGTTTCCTAACAATGTCTATAGGGACTATCTTAACACCTCTATAGAGTAAAGCAAAGTAAGCAATTCCCTTGTCGGGATACTCAATGTGTACATGGTTTAAACGAGAGCCTGCTAGGATATACACTAGCCAAGCAATCAACCGTGACCACTTATCTCCACTCTCTAAGTTATAATAAGCAAGCTTTGCCTTAAGTTTCATAGAATATCTTTAGCCCCAAGTATACAGCAAGGGCATGCTCGACCTTAGCACCCTCACTTTTTTCCCAACCGGGCAGCATATAAATAGCATCACACTTTAGGATTGAATTAAGATCGCGGGTCATGCAGTCTTTTAGGTGTTGCTTTGAATCCGTTGCTTGACTAGGATCAAAGCCTTCATCAAGATCCATCTGTGCTGGATTATAAATAAAACCAACAGCAGAACTCCACTTTCTACGGAGCTTTCTGTCAGCCTCCATAAAAGCATCAAAGTTGTGATTAGGGTAGCCCCGCATAGGGCCAGCAATATAAATATCTAGTTGTTGCATAAAGCTCCTTTCAATAGCTCCGGGGGGAATCGAACCCCCACGCCGTAAAGCGGCAGATTTTAAGTCCGCTGCGTCTGCCTGTTCCGCCACGGAGCCGTCCATCAGTGAGTCTCCGACCAGTTAGTACCGATCTTATACTCAGCTGCAATGGGAATACTGATACCTAGACGAACACCAGCATCAGTAGCACACTCTGTTACAAGCTTGCCAATGTTGTCTGCATGCTCTGGACATACAGCATACTGTAGTTCGTCATGTACATACGCCATTTGATAAGCTTTACCTTTGTATAGCTTTTTTAGTTTAGCGTCAGCAAGTACCATCCAATACTTACTTACAATAGCACCGCTACCTTGTAGCAGTGTGTTAAGGGCAGCATGTTCTGACCTAACAGGAACCTTACGCCCATCGGGTAAGGTTACAGTACCAAACTTCAATGCGTTATATCTAACTTCCTCTTGTACTTTAGCAAGTGCGGGAATCTCTTTTTGGAATTTATTCCGTAGCCTAGCGGCCTGATTCACACTGCAGTTAAGAACAAGGGAAATCTTTTTATCACCCGCTCCATAGAGATAAGCATAGATGAATGATTTGGCAAGTGCTCTTGATTCAATGCCTGCAGCTTTCTGATTGTAAGTATGAATATCACCGTTAAGCAATACATCGGCATACTTGCCTTTGTCATACTTGTGCATAAAGTGTGCAAGCATTCTGAGTTCAAGACCTGATAGGTCAGAACCTAGCTGTACAAAACCATCATATGGAATCCACAATTCTCTTGCACGGTGGTCGCCACTCACTTGTGCAATATTGGGTTCGCTGTGAGTGCATCTACCAGTAGCAGCACCCTGAGCATTTATGTAACCATGAATACGCTTGTCGCGTGAACATGTTGCTCTAGCATTCCAATCTTCTACCATACCCATAAGCTTTACGAGATCAAAATACTTTACCAGCTCTTTAGCTTCTGGGTAATCTAGAGTCGATAGCACAGACTCATCAACCTTTGGGTTACCCTTTTCAGTTTTAGGTGGAACCCAACCATACTTTTCAGTGAGTCGCTGTGCAATCTGTTTACGAGAACCGGGATTGAAGGTTTCAATCTTTGGCTTGAGATCCTTACCAGTCTTCTCAGACTTGCGGTAATGAATCTTATCGGGGAAGATTGTCCTCATCCTATCCTCCAACTCAGCCTTCTCTTGTAGTAGAGAGAAGTAAAGCTCTTCCCCTTTATCGTAGTCATAGCCAAAACCACGGTCAGTCTGCTCCATTAGAATCTCAGATACCAAGTGCTCAAACTTGAAGACCTTAAGATTGTTCTTAGCAAACTCGCGTTGATGCTTGTAGATATCGCAACCAAGCTTTACATCTTGGATACAATACTCAAGCATCTCTTGTGAGAAATTAGACCAGCCTCCATCATAGTCAATCTTGTGATTGCCTAGGTGTTTACCCCAGCACTCTAGAGAGTTGCCGCCTAAGGGGTGATTGTTACGGTCTGGATACATAATCCTTGACACAACCAGTGTATCGAAGTACCCGTGCTTGGGTCGCTTAAGGTTTCCCAGAAGTCTTCTGATTACAGGGATGTCAAAGGATAGTATATTATGACCAATGAGGATGTCGGCTGTGTTTAAGCAGTCAACCAGTTGGTGCATGTTAGACTGAGTGAAAGTCTTGACATCACCAGTGTCTGCGTTGATAACAACAGCGCACCAGATTCGTGAGACTTCCTTAGCTGGCCCCTTGTTAGTCATGGTAACCTCGCCAAGTCCATCAGCTTCAATGTCAAGCACTAGTCTAATCATATTATACCTCCGTGGTTACTGGTTCAAACACTAGCTCTCCATCGTCATTGGAAGCAAACCCTATCTCTGAGAGTCTGCCTGTATTGTGATCGTAGTATAGCGCAGTTGCAATCCCGGCTCTACCTGTCAATCTATTCTTAAGAACACGAACGATTGTTGTATTAGCTACACGCTCATCTGAGTTCTGTCGATCACGCTCAAGGGCAACAACTGTGTTGGGAACACTAGCTAGAGCACCTGAGCCTCTTAGATCTTGCAAGGTAATACGATCACCTTCTTCATAAGCCTTGTCAGTTTTCTTGAGCTGAGATACAATATCAATATGTACACCAGTTCTAACTGCAAGTGCTCTGAGTTCTTTCATAAGGTTGTCAATGATGATACGCTCCGAGTTACCACCGTCAACATCCTTATCACTCATTCCCATAAGACCCGCAGCAGCTGCTGTAATATGGTCAAGAATAATTACATCAACCTTAAGTGACACAGCCATGTATTCCATTCTAGCAAGTAGATTGGACATTGCGTTGTTACCTAGGTGGTCGTAGATATAAAAGTTTGTCTTGCCAAGGTGTGTCTTGGCATTATGATATTCTGTATCAGAAAGATTATCAAGGATTGTCATGTTAATTGGGTTCTTACCAAGCTTAACACGCAGCTCATTCATCATGCGAGATGCACGAATAGCACGAACTGGCTTGTTAATAATCAATGAGATCATATCATCCATTGTTTCTTGTGGGGATTCTTCCAACATGATAGCACCGACTGAACGACCTTCGTCAAGGTGGTGCATCATTAGCTCACGCAAGATAGTAGACTTGCCTGAGCCTGTACCTGAAGCCCACAAAGTAATCTCACCCGAACGCTGTCCAATCAAGTACTCAGATAATGTATCAAACGGAAATGGATAAACATGAACAGAATCCAGTTCTTCCATTGTGTTGATAATCTGAGACACATGCAGAATCTCGTCGGGTGAATAAGGTTGCGCTTCCCATAAGGCGGTAACAACAGCCTTGCCGTGGTTGTTAGCTAGACACTCATTAGCATCTTTGAAAGGCAACTTAGCAATCTTACACTTACCGGGTGGCAGGATTTCAGCAACTTCAAGGGCTGCTTTTTGACCGGGATCATCCATGTCAAAACACAAGACAATCTCATTGTATGAATTAACAAACTCAAGATTATCTTTGATAGACTTGACTGCAGACGCTGCCCCGTTGGGTAGGGATACAACAGCCCAAGTATAACCCATAAGTTGAGCAACTGTCAAACAGTCGATCTCACCTTCGGTAATAATTAGTCGCTTGTTGTTACCTTTCCATAGGTGTTGACCAAACAATTCAATACCCTTGGTTTCACCCTTCCAAGCAAACTGCTTGTTAGGCCCACGCAAATGCTGACCTGTTAGTACACCGTCTTTGTAGTAGTTAGCAATCTCAACAGTCTTGCCGTTGACAAGAGCAGTCTGATAGCCATACATACGGCAAGCTTTTTCTTCTACTCTACGATGTGCAAGTTCTACTGTAGACCCAACTATAGGCTTCCAGTCTTTCTTGACAAGCGGTTCTTCTTGCATTGTATGTCCTTTCTTGGGAATGAAATATTTACACTTGAAGCAGTAGTAATTATTTTCATACTCTGCTAAATTATCATTATGTTTATCCTCGCCTTTAGCTTTACACTTGGGGCAGGGATGTTTACCTATGAATGCTGACATGTTTTCCTTTGAATAGTTGAATAATTGTTGCTCTCATCTCATCTCGTTTATCTGTCAGTTTATCGTAAGTCTTTTGATTAGCGTTGTCACTTGTTTCCATACGCCCGATCTTAAAACATATATCAGCGTACTCAAATATAAATATTTCAAATTCACTTGGAGTCACTGGGCTTACCCTTCTTCTTTTTCTTACCGAAAATCTTATCGTAGTTTTCACGATACTTCTTCATATCTACTGGTCTATAGGCATCGCCTTTACCAGCACCACTAGTAATGCTTTTCTTCTTAGCCATTCTGATACTCTCCATTCTCGTTTGAATAAACAATCTTATCAAACACCTGAGCACACCACGGCATACAAAACCTGCATGGCTTTGACATACCGAGTTTACCAGTCTTGCTAATCCTAAAGTTATACAAGACAAGCTTATCAAGCGGAGTCTTGATCTTTCGGAATGCGTCCAACTCTGAATGTAGATATGGGTACATATAACCATACTCTACTGTTTTAGGGTGTGTTTTCCAGTTATTAGTACCAATAGCAACAAGTTGGTTTTTTCTAACAATCAAAGACACATGCGCTTTATCTCTGTCAATTGTTTCAGCAATCTTGTAAGCTAGATGTTCCCACTTATCCATGAGACATCAAAGCCTCCCAACTATGCGGGAACAACTGCTTTGCAAACACAGCTATATCTTCTGCGACTTCCCTAGTCTCAGCTTGGGCATGCTCGTCAGTACGCAGCTTGACCATTCTAGACCAAGCATACAATGAACCAGTCCAGATCCACTCGGTCATAGTAGCCTGTGGAAGGATTGCTCTAGCTTGCTCAGGGCAAACACCCGCAGCAATCATTTCTCTGTATAGATAAAAACAGGACTTAGCCACTTCGTCATAAGCGTGTAACAACACTGTGTTAGTGCTTACAAACTCAGGGCTAGATCCTTGCTTAATAGATCCTTCGGGAGTCTTACGAAATCCCATAGGAGTCCACAGTACAGGGTTGTCTTTAATATAGCGTCTTGATACTTCGTTCCATGCAAACCCTACCTGATGCTTCATTAATTGACGAGCAACAAAAATAGGAGCCATAACACGGCACTTCATAAAACAATGAGCAAAAGGTGACCAGTGATTATGCTTGGCAAGATACTGGATTAGCTTAGCGTCCTTGTCTTCAAAGTTAGTAACTCTTTTACCAAATGATACACGGGCTGCGTCTGCAACAGCTGCATCACTACCCATGTGTTCTATGTATTCTACAAACATCTAAGCCTCCTTTATAACTAGGGGGCTATTGCTAGCCCCCATAGTTTACTTCTTTTTCTTGTCCCGTTGCTCACTAATATCCAATATAAAGTAACCCTCTGAACCTTTTTCAGCCCATTCTTTGGTTACATACATAGATATAATCTGTTCATCATCTTCCCATAGCTTGCCATTCATAACATCAAAGACAGCCTTTGTGTAGTTATCAATATCTGCTCTTGGGTATTTCTTTTCTGTTGACTTAGGGCGCTTAACAAACAACTCTAAAGAGACAGCAAGCGGAGAAGTAATCAGTTCTCTTTCTGTTCCGATTACTGAGTATACTAACTCCGATGCTTTCTCTCTAAAGTCTTTGTAAGCCCCTGTGTAGTAAGCTCCCCACTTACCTACGCGGGGTCTAGAAGCAGCAACGGGAGATATATCAAATCTCCATTGCATGCTATCTCCTTTTTAGAACGGCAGTTCTTCGTCTTCGGTTTCTTCGACAGCAACTGCTACGGGTTCTGCTGCCTTGGGAGCAGAGAAACCGCCAGTAACGGTAGAGAAACCTGAAGAGCCTGACGATGAGGCATTACCTTCGCCACGCTCTACAATCTGAACACCATTGAGATAGAAGCTAAGTGACTTGTCTCTTGCAACAATAGCAGGAGCAAGCTTAAGACGAACCTTGTCACCACCAAAGGCAACAACATCCGTTTCCTGTGCATTAGAGTCAACACACGGGAACTTACCGGCTTCAATATGAATCCGGCTCTTAACCTTGAGGAACTTAGTACCTTCCTTCTCGTAGATTCCGTTGATCTTCTTAGCACCAGACTTCTTCAGGATATCCTGAAGCTTAGTCTCAAGTTTCTTGTCAAGAACAACAGTGATGTTGTGGTTGGCAGAAGCTTCACCAAACGCCGTATCCGGCTTGAGAAGGTTAGACCACTTGCACTCAAGGGTTTCTGTTACAAACTGGGGAAGCTTCTTGAGTTTAGCTGTTGGATTCATTAGTTGGGTTCTCCTTAGTAATAGCAGTGTTAATGTTAGCAATCTGATTATTAATATCAACAGTTAGTTGATTAAGAGCTGTAGCAACAAGGTTGAGATAAGCAACAACGCTGTCTGCAGCGATTGATGGCTTAGTTGTTGGCATTGGCTCAGTCATAGTAGTTTCATTTTCCATTATTGATTCCTCCTTTCTTACTGACCTTATCAGTAGCCCCACCTATAGGGCTGGAATTACCAGTCATTGTAATATACAACGCCGTTCCCGTCAGTATCAAGAACTTCAACAGCAGTAATAAAGCTGTGCTGGCATATTGCTTTAATCAAATCAGGAACAAGATAGTCCTGACAGATATTAATAGTTTCATTAATATCGTAGTTATTATAGTGAGCTTCCAAAGTCCGTTCATTTCTCCAGACTCTGATTACTCGTCCGTTCTTCAGAGTCTTCTTAAACATAGACTCTTGGAACTTCTTTGGCTTGGGTTTAAGACCCATCATGCTGAATGTTTCAAATATCATAGAGGCATTAACTCCAAATAAGGATGACCATTAATAACAACACCACAAGAAATAACAGGCTTCTTAATATAGTTAGCACCGTACTGCATGGACATATGGTGGCGGTCTACACCGCACCCTACATCCATTCCAAAGTATGCCGTGTTCGGGCCTACGATCCAATGGATACCCGCCACAGAGTGGTGGTGGCCCATTACCACGGAGGTTGACCGAGACTTGGCAGCGTTAAACGCAGGGTAAGCTGAGCTTGCCCCAGTACCGTGGGTATAGAACACATTGTCAATAACAAAACCTGAATCCCACACCCATTGATTAGTACCATACAGTTCATTCCACGGCTTAAGGTAGAATGCTGGGATACCAACATCTGCATTTAGTCTGGCTACACGGTCATCGTGGTTGCCAATACAAATCTGCATCTTTGGGAAAGCCTTCTTCCATTCTTGGATATGGGCAAAGGCTTGTTGGTACTCAGCCACAGCACCCGTGTTGTCGGGATGCTTCTTATGGAACGACACTGTGTGATGGTCAATGACATCACCAATATGAATGATTGTATCACAGCGATGCTTCTTCTTAATTTCTTTAACAAAGTCTAGATATCCGGGGTGAACAGCAGGAAAGTGTGTATCACCGATTACGAGAACTCTTGACATTCAATCTCCTTTTCCAATCGTCACGCCAATGTTGAGCGAGCGACATGCCTAGTTCAGGAATAATAGCATGTACATCTATATCGCCTTTGATATGTGCTTCCTGATAGGTATTGAATTTCCGATCTTGATTGTAGCGATACTCTTTAACAGGCTTGTGCTTCTTAAAGATTTTCTTCTTCGGAGTCATTAGTGTTTCCTTTCTCTACAAGCAGCGTGAGCATGAAGTCTTTTTGTTGTGGATAGCCACGCTTTATCCACTCATTGTACGCAATGCTTAGAAAGATACCGCTTAGCAACTCATTAGGAAACATAAGAGACAACTCTTTCTTTCCTTTTTGAGTAGCCAGTCTGCAGAACAACTCAACAGCTGCTTCAATATCCCCTTCACATTTTATTTCAATAGGCTCAATCTTTTTCTTCCTAGCCATTGGCCTCCTTATTGGAATAGATAGTCAGCCTCACGGACAACTTCTATATCTAGGTTGTTAGTAACTGGACAATCAGGAAGTTCAATAGACAACTGTGTTTCAATCTCAGTCTTAAGGTTTAGCAACAGGTTGTCTTTGTGCATCTCAATAAACTGTTCTTTAGTAAACTCACGCATGAGTCCTACATAAGGAGCAAGACAACCATAGGAGTCATGTATCATTGAGAACTGGTCAATACCAGAATCAAGCATGGCATCTATGGTACACCACATATGACTAGCATCCAACGAGTGAATGTAGTTGGGAGAAATGGCAAGATTAACTGAGCTGTTATCAATGGTGTCTTTATTAGGAGCACCAAAGTGAAGCTCTTTCATATTAAACAACTTGGCAATTGACCGTCTAGTTAGAATCTCATAGTACTGATGAACAACCCTGAAACCACACGGGGTAGTCCATTCCATATTCTTACCAAGCTCTGAACATATATCTGCCACATTCTTTAACCAGATTTTGCCTTTGTTAGCTTCGACAAGTGTATCTTTCAAAGCCTTGTCGATAAAGGTAGCAAGTTCCATAACAGCACCGGCCATCTTATCCTTTGGAACCCAATCAAGGTGTCCCTCAGTCTTACAGTAACGGCGAATACCATAGAAGGTAACGCCGTAGGGGTCTGTCATAACAGCTCGTTTAGGAACCGCTCTGGAGATTTTACCACCCCAGTGATCAAGGAATGTCGCTGCCCATTGTTTAGAGTCGGGGTCAGCATTTTCATCTTCCAAGACTTCTTGCATGTTGCTTGTCATAAGATCTGCAACATAACCGTAACAGTCATTAGGAGAATCAACGGGGGTAATGTTAACCATTTCAGCAAGCACAGGATCTTTCATAAGAGCTGCCCAGTGCTGAATACCATTACATGTACCATCCATTTGTACAGGAACCTGAGTCATACCGTCAGTACGACACAGATCAAAGATAGCTGCAAGTCTCTGAAATGTAGGATTCTTTTTCTTCTTATCTGAAACCCACAAACTACGAGTTACATAAGGATCTTCATTGATAGCGTGAAACATATTCATATTATCATCAACCCATTTAACTCGGTTATCAAAGGTATCTTTGTCTTGGTCAAACAAGTTAGCAATATGAACCTTAAGCCAATACAAACCAGTCTTAGTTTGTTTCTCTGGACTAGCAAACATAATCAACGCACGATCAAAGTCACTTGCTTGTGGCGACAGTAGGTCACACGCTGCATTAGCTCGGCCTCTAAAGTCACAAGTAAAGATATGATAGAAGAACTTATGCTTAATTAGATCCCTAGAAAGTTGTAGCCTGACAAGCATTCTACCCCTTGCTCGTTCTTCTTTGTACCAATTACTATAGGATTCTTCTTTCCTGTTGCACCACTTTGCCTGCTCTTCTTTAGATCCTTCATGTGGATATGGTTCTCCAAAGTCAAAGGCTGAGAAGTCATAGGCTGGGAGATTACCCTGCCTAGTATTATTCTCAAACAGGTTTGTCATAACCTCTAGAACACGGGAGTTAACAGCCCACTCTGTGTTCATCATAGCGTTCAAACCACGGATAACCATAGGGGAAGGAATGGAATTCTTTTGACTCACATTTTCATCCCACATAATATCCTTGAAGCGTTGAACAACAGGCTTACGAATAAAAGGAAGCATGTTACCACCGCTAGTTGTTTCAGTATGCTCTACTGGGGGAACAATCATGGGGCGGTAAAGCATTGCTGCTTTTGCTACCATATCTTTGTGCCGTTGATTAAGCTCTTCAAGAATGTTGTCAGTAAATCCAACAAGCACCCGTTCAATCCAACGCTTACCAGTAAACTTACGATAGTTCTTAATCATAACGATATCAGACATCTCTGCAATGCGAAGCATATGATGTCCGAAATCTTCACGCTGCTTCCTAGTAAACTGCTTCTTAGTAAGCGTGTTCATCTTCAAAGCAAAAGCCTTACACCGTTTAACAGTCCAATTCTTTTGGTAGTGAGATTGCTTTAGCCAGTCTTCTTTAAACTGTTTCTTAGCTTGTTGATAGGAAACAATATCAATTACCATGTCAGAAATAACATGGCTAATATGTTGAGCAGTTGGCATGGGGAATAGATCACCCTCATGTTTCTTTTCCCAGAAGGAAGAGTTAAACCACTCAAGTATAAGAGCACGGATGGTAATGTCTGCCATCTTAGCAGCACCCACAGCAAACAAAGGATAAGCCCATTCAGGAGTCTTACGGTTCTGAGATACAGAATCAATCCACTGTTGATAAATAGGTGTCAAGTGAATGACACAAACATCAAGCAAGGATTGCTCGGGATATCCTTCATCTGGAGCACGGGCATATTCTTCCCAGTACTTGTTCTCAGAAACAGCAAGCATATGTTCTTCTGACACAACCTGAAGATTGCGTCGTTTGTCTTGCTCTTCTTTACTAAGAGAATCCCAAAGCTTAGGCATATGCCCCCCCTTTATTTGTCAAGCTTCTTTATTTTTTTGTATGTAACATAAATGTAACTAATAACACCAACATTTGCTAGTAACAAAATAACTATAGAGGTTTGAAGAAAAGTTACTTCATCCATTAGTTTTTTCCTTTCCTTTTGGTTAAACATCCCCAGCTGGACTTGAACCATTGTTTGGTTTGGATCAGATCAGACCGTGCAGCGGAATATCTGATCGTTGAGGAGTGCATTCGCCAGCATCGATCTGGCCGTTGCAGAGATCATTGTAGTCCTCTGCCGAAACGAAACGAATCATTGCACCCCCCGGCCCCGGGTCATCGAAGTCGGGAATGGATTCCCAAGTCTCACCATCGCTGAACACCACGATGGGAACGATTTTCTTTTGTTCAGTTTTCATTGTACCTCTACCCCGTCTACATAGACGGGAAGATCCATGCAATCACGGTTCCGCTTGATCTTCTTGTTCTTGATGCTATCAATTCCCTTAGAGAACTTCTCAATTGATGACATGGATTTTAAAACAAACTCAAGGCTAACATAGTTGTCGCCTTGCATCCCTTGCTCAGTGTAATCGATTTTGTTTGCTACCCAAGCCAAGGATGGGAAGCAAGTCTTAAACTGCTCACGGAAGTCCTTGAGCCACAGGCTGTCGGTGTAGATCAGGCCGTGCTTGTCTGTGTTCCAGCCCTTCTTTGTGAAGTAGGCGTTGACATAGACTGGTAGATAGAGGCTGAAGTCATAGAGATGAGTACTCAACTCGCCCACCTCCAAAACGATCTTGGTGATGGGGACAGATCGAGTATCAACTGACCACAGCCCTTTCCCATTAGTTGAGCAGGACATAGTGGTTTTAGGTGTCAGGGTAATAATAGTGTTTTCATCTAATTTCATTTTAATTTTCCTTAATTAAAAGCTTCAGCAAACCGAACAGCCTTAATAACATCGTCTGCGGTAGTGCCAACAATGTTGTTAAAGTTTCTGTTCTCCTTTGAAGGGATACGACCACGGCTAGGAATACGATGCTGCATCCAGTTAGTAGCAGCGTTTACAGCAACCCACATACTAGCTGGAGCGTTGATACGCTTGCGTTCAGTATCAAAGATATCAGCCCACTTAGCCATAGTAGTCTGAGCCTTGATGCGGTTATCATAATCCTCTTCAGTCTTAGGATTAGCAACCACAGGTTCTTCAATAAGACCATACAGATCAAGCCAGAACCGCTGAACATCCTGCACACTCATAGTGCGGTTACTGAGGGCATTGACTTGCTCTTCAAAGAGCTTACCAGTATTTTTATACTGCGCCAAAGCATTTTCCATAGCCTTCTTCTTTGCCTTCATATCGCCGCTGTGAACAACACGATACATCTTCTTACCGTCCCGATGCAAAGCCATGCTCAGGGTATTGTTGCACACAATACGAATGCTAGTAGGCAGAGCAGAGAGAGCAAGAGTACCGTTGTGGGAATTAACCAGACCAAGATACTTAGTCACGGCATCTTCCTTGCTGTTACTAGGAGCAAAGGTTTCCCCTCGTAGTAGACAGACAACTCTAGCACCATTGTTCATAGAGAACGCAGACTCAACCTTAACATCAGCACCCAGAGAATAAGCAAGTTCAAACATTTCACTGTTCTGAATGATCTTATAATCAGGAGACTGCACACTAAGGATACGCTTAGTATCACTACGAACAAGAGCAGTAAACTCTTCGCTAACAGTTTCACCGTCAGCATAATCAGCAATGATAGAGTTACTGCGGAGAACTTCCCAGTCAAGCCCACTCAACTTAAGTGCTTCGGCGGGACTCGGAGCGTGTTCAACAACCTTACCAATACCATGCCATGCTGCTTCTCCTGCAAACATTGCACTATCTTCAGTCATAATTTCATGAGCCATTAGTTTCTCCTAAGAAGTTTAATTTCTTCACATTTAAGGCAATCAATCATGCGGTATCCACAACCACACTTATTCTTCGTACTTTCCTGAGCGGTCTTTGCTTCTGGTTTCGGCTCGTTTGTAGGGCTTGAGCTTTGGCCGCTTTCGGTATTCATCTTTAGGTTCTCGCTTCTTTTTATCTTTTGCAAACCGTTCTGGATTCACTTCTTGCTAGCCTTCTTCTTCTTAACAACAAGCTTTCCCTGAATAGTATCAAGTTCTTGGTCAATAGAAGAGAGATGAAAACGGAAGTCGCTAACACGCTCACTCATAAACGAAAGTTCTTCACCAGTCATGTGGTCAAGATTGTTAATACGCTTATTCATTTTCTTGTGTGACATAATAGCAAACACAAAGCCACACATGCCCATAACAAAAGCACTAATACCAATCATCATTTCATTAGTCATAAATTCTCCTTTAGATAACTTGCGAATACAGGGTACGAGGAATGTAGTACCGCTGATAATTAATTTCAAAACGGTGATCCACAGCATGGTCACCACAACGGGTATTGTGAATACCTGTAAGAGCTTCGATAGCACGGCTAATATCGTAAGCATCACAATTACACAAAGCATTGAGTTCGTCAAACTCACGGTTAAAGGTAGTCAAAGTAACCAAGCAAAGCTTAGTTGGTTCCGGTACATTAATCATTGTTTCTGTCTGCGGTTCCATCGAATTCATTTCCCATTAGATTAACAATCGTATCAAAGTAGTTAGAGATAAAGAACGCCTCTATCTCTTCCATCAAGTTTATAGCAAACTCTGATGGCGTGAATGTACCATCAAACCAAATGGTTACAAACCCATCTTCATCAGTTTCTGTAAGCTCTTGAACCTCACAATCGTAATCGAAACTACCATCCCCATAATCTCTGCCATCAATACCGTAGAGAATACGGGCTTCATAAGTACGCTCGTTTACTGTATCTTCAAACTCAATCGTGGTTGAAGCCGTAGTAGTAATATTATTATCCATCAAATCTTTTCCCAATGTTTCTTAATAGCTGCGGCAATGTTGCTAAAGGTTCCATCTTTACCAAAGTATCTTTCTTCGCCGTCGTTCCAACTAGTAAGGAAAATTTCCTGTTCATTCACAAGGAAAGCAGCATTTGCATTACCATAAAAAGGGAGGGCAACATCCTTACCAATACCAATGCCTGCCCAGTCAATTACACATTGCGGAAGAACGCAAGCTTCGTTATCATACTTAACACAATCATCATAAACACCCGGACCCCTGATATCATTTCCAGTCTGCTTAATATACAGTTCACAAAGAACACCAAGGCAGCAATACTGATCCTTTGCACACAGATATTCTTTGCCCTGCTCATATTGACCAGACTCAAGGGCATCAACCCACATCTTAGCAATCTGTTTATCCATATAAATCTCCTAGTAATTAAACAAGTGAACTCTTACGCAAGAGTTAACATCCCTAACAGGACTTGAACCTGTAACCTATGACTTAGAAGGTCATTGCTCTATCCAGTTGAGCTACAGGGATAGAATAGAAGGGGCGGGAATCGCACCCACATATTCACGCTTATAAGGCATGCGCTCTATCTACTTCAGCCACCCTTCTAAAGAATGCCCCCAGTAGGGATCGAACCTACGACCGATAGATTAAAAGTCTACTGCTCTACCAACTGAGCTATAGGGGCAAGTACCTAGCCATATATGTAACCATATACAGCCATATAATCTTACTTAACCCCGTGTTTATGGAGGATCATGCAAAGCATATCCATAGCCTCACAGAACTTATTAAGACACATCAGTTCATAGATCTTCTGTAACTCAGACTTAGTATACTTATCCATTTAATCTTCCTCTCTAGTAAGAGTAACTGCAAGGAAGTCAAGAATAGCCTGCTCCTCTTCGCTAATCCAGTATAGGTTACTGTAATTATTAATATCTTCTACACATGCTAGGATTTCCTTCCTGACCTTTGGGCCTAGGGTATAATAATAATTACTATCCTCCATAAGCATGTAACTAAAGAAATCCAAGTGCTCTAGGGACTCTGAGATATCAAGCGTTGTCGAGTTCATCCTGTTCTTCTTTGGTTAAATAAGGGAAACAATAACTAGCAGGGTATCCTAGCATCCAAGCATCTACATCCTTAGATTTAACTAGGAGTTCTTTCTCTTTATTGATTATTAACTTACACTCAGTCTTGGATACGGCGAGGACTTGAATCATGTTGTCCTTATCAGTAGCCCCGACCATTCGGCCCAGAGTGGATAACATGTGGGTTATTGTGGGCAATCACCCATGAGATTGCATCGTCGTGGTTAGAGAACGAGTCAATATACTCGTCACGGTAATAAACTGAGTACCAAACATCTGTCATGTTATTATTAAAGTAGATCTTGATAATCCAGTTATTAGTGTTGTTATTACAAAGGATTCTCATATTAGTTATTTACCGCCTCGTCTACATAGCCAACGAAACCGTCATTTATACGCATGCTGTTTAGTGCCTCTTCCAAAACAGAGATAATATAATCTGCTTCAGATGATTCAACATCTTTAATATTGGGGAAATCAAAGACAACATAAACCTTCATTGGTCATCATCTCCTTCTTCTTTAAAGGGGTTATCACCGTCCCATTCTCTATAGATGTAATCGTACACGCTATAGTCCCATTCATTTCGCTCTTCATAAAGAGCGTCGGGATCTGGATAAGAATCATTTGGTTTCACATTTGCTCCTTGACCTTAAGCCAATACTTGACAGTTGCCTGCTTACGATGTCCCTTGGGGCCACCGTTATGAATCCTAGCACAGTCCTCAATAGACTTGTTCTTTGCATAACGATTAAGATATGCGGTTACAATCTTACGGGCATACGCTTCGTTCATACAATCATTATAACACCCACCAATGGATGGGTCAAACTGAATCGCATCTTTCCAGTAAACTTCCCAGATTTGGTAGGGGCCAATAGCCTTACCATTATCTCCTACCATATGCTTGCCATCACCAGACTCCACAATACGCAGAGCCTTAAAGAAAGCGTCTTCCTGCTTATCAGGAATGGCTTGGACATTACAAAGCAAGGTAAAGATTAGGCCGTACACTTGATTTCCTTCTTAAGTTGCTTCTTCAACTTCTTACGCAGCACTTCACAGGTATCAGGATCATTAATCAGCTGCTTAATATAAGCATTAGCAAGGCGCTGATGATACGGGGTCAAAGCGTTTTTGTTGTACTTAGCCATAATCAAACCTCCATTAGAGCGTGATGAGAGAAGTCAATACAGACAATGTTACCCTGCCACATAGCAAGGTTACCACTATGCAAGTCACCGCCAAGGCAATACTCTTGGCCGGAATCCTTTGTAATAAGAACATTAGAAAGGCAGTTAAAAAGTTCGTCCATATCCCGATCAGGGACAATAACATACCCCTTATTAGCAGCCCATTCTTCAATACCCAAAGGACCAACAGTTAGGAAATGTTCTTCAATAAGACCAGTAAGATCTTCGACTAGAGATTCGGGGAAATAGTTAGCATCCCCTTCACCAATCGCTGAAAGAATCTTATCACGATAACGCTTCTCTTCGTCCTCATAGTCATAACAATACTCTTCATATTCAGACTGGAGATAATCACCGTAAACAAGATTGTGCTTACATTCAGCAACGCTAGTAGTATAGCCCCAATAAACAAATGTTTCAGGGCCATCAACAAATGTTTCAGGGCCATCAACACGCTGACGATGATTGATAATCTTTACCATTCTATGAACGGGGGGTGCTGCACCTTCGGAGTGTGCCTTATCTTGGCACACAAACATAAAGTGCATTTCTTCTTTAGAAACACCCCAAGAATACTTGATACCAAACTCATAAGAGTCATGGAGTTTGGCGTTGTTATCAAGGAACTCGCAAAGACTCCCGGAGCCTGCACAAATAGGGTTACCAATAATCACATAAACATCCACTTGTTCTTGGATGTCCGAGTCATAGTAACTGTCCTCTGGCGTGTATTTCGCGCCTGCAAATGTCTTTGGTTTAGAAGATACAGTAATCATCAATCACCTCAATAAATGGTAGTTCTTCATGCGGATTATCTATGGCGCTAGGTGACCACCACCTTTCGCCACAGCACTCACAATATGATGGATTATACCAAGTCTTACTGACAAGTCTAGCCGTTGCTTCGGCTGCTGTTTCAGCCCACACATAATAATACTGGGGGCCAATATAATAACCCCCGCTATTATTCTGAACAAACTTCCACAACTTCTTCATTAGTCGGCTCCGTTCTTATGGTTTCCTTTATCCTTGAATGATTGGGGTCACAGGAACACATTTGTATCCTGCGACTAGGTTTGTTTCGGGGTCATTCCTCGTTTGACGGTGAATCGAAAAACTCCGTACCATCCCAATCCTTATCGGCTTTGGGATCATCTACGACAAGTGTATCTCGGAGAGAACAATATGCTTGTCCTTTGGATGCTTCGTATGCCAGATTCTCCATTCCGACATGGCTCGGATCAAACTCTGACCATATCACAATGGTTGTCTTGTAGAGAGTTTTCATGGTCATCCTTGATAATAATGGCCTTGATAAATTGGCCGTACATGTGAACCTTATTATGATCCAAATTGATA